GCCATTTAGCCTCCTAGTTTTGTATTAGTTCTTCAAATGTAATATTAGATTGTTCTATGAATGGATTTCCATTTTCAGCTACACCAACTCTAGTGTAGGTGTCTGTTACATCATCGTAGTAAACCCCTGGATTAACATCTTTTTTAAGATTACCTTTTCGATATAATTTTTTAGCTCTTGGTAGTTGTATATTTATATTTGCAGCTTTTAATTTATCATAGTCACTTAATTCAAAGTTTGATCTATTTTTAGCAGTAGGCATATCTTTCATGTCACCTGATTTAACCATAGTCTCCGCATAACTAAATACTTTTTCTTCTGGTGAATCTGTTTTTAAAAATGGTTGTTTAGAATAAGTAGAGTCAATAAATTCTTTTATTTTAGAATCTAACCTTGCAGTATACTCTTCTGTAGTTTCCGTCTCTAGTTGTGGTCCAACAGATGCTTTAGCTTGTGTTCTTACTTTTTTAAGATCATCCACACCTAATGTATCAATAGCCTTGGCTCTTAGTGCTAGGTTTTCACTTCTCATTGATCTTCTGTTTTTAATCATGTCTTTTAATGGTTCTTTCGCTGCAGCACCTGCTGTTGCTAAAGCCCCTGATATACCTTTACCTTGAGGTGTTCGAGATAATAAATCAGGTCCAAACTGTAATAAAAAATCTGTTAGTGGATCACCACCCATGTCTTGTCCACCACCTTTGACTAAAGAAATGTAATCTGTAATGTCTTGTTCTTGAACTCTGTCACCTATTGCATAATTACCTCTGTCTACAATACCAGTCATAACACCTTCGCCGACGTTACCACCTTTTCTAAACATAGGTCTTCTTAAAGTTTTCATATTTATGTTGTTGTAGGATTTCTACCAAATCCAAAACCTCTATAGATACCAGCTAACGTTGCTCCGGTTCCTAAAGCTTGCTGAAATATTCCAGGTGTTGGAGTAAAGGTTTGTTGTGTTTGTCCTGGGTATCCTGCTATTAAACTAGTTACTCCTGAACCATATTGATTGGCTGCATTTAAAGGTTGCATTAATTGTTGTTGTAATAATTGTTGTTGAGCTGTTAAATTTGCTTGATTCTGAGCTTGGTTCTGTGCACCTAAAGTTGAAAGCGCTGCAACGTCTTGTCCTAAGAAATTCTGTTGAGCTGAACCTAGACCTAATTGATTTGCATAATTTTGTTGAGCCAATTGATTAGCCATACCAAAACCTTGTTGTAATAAATTTGCTTGGATACCTGATCTATTTCTATCAGAATTAGATTGATACTCTGCTCTTTGTACACCTTCTCTACCACCACCAAAAGCACCTGCTGCAATCGCTGCTGCTGGTACACCTTGTGCTCCTTTTTGAGCTTGGACATCATATTCTGCAAGTGTTGAATCAATAACATCTTGTTGATATGGAGACATGTATGCTTTGTAAGCATTAGGCCCTGTTGAAGCTTGAGCAGCATCTAAAAATTTTTGATAACCACCTATACCTTTTTGTGCTAAAGCTTGTGCATCTTTTTGTAATTGGTCTTGACCAGCTACAAATTGTGGACCAAATATTTTAGAAAGATCTGCACCTTTGTATCCACCAACTGCTTTAGTCAACATGTCTAAGAAAGTTTTACCTCCCGCTTCTATAAACTCTGGTGGTAATATTCTGGATTCTGAAACTGCCATTATGCTACTCTCGATTCTAATTTTTTCATGGTGTCATACATAACTTGAGCACCTTTTTCTATATCTCCACCACCTGCTGCTTTTACAGCATCGGCAGTATATACGAATTCATTGTTTGATAACATCGCTGGAATGTCATCTGCTTTTTCTTTTATACCAACAGGAGGAATAAATCCACCTGTTTCTCTAAGGTCTAATTCTTTAATACCTTGAGAGTTTATATTAATTGGTAAGCCTTCAATACCTGACGCCATTTCTACTTTGTCACCAAAAGCATAATTTATTCTACCACCATTAGCAGCCATTCCTCTAGCCATATCTTGTGTATATTCAGAAGTATCTCTTTCAACAGCTTCTGCTATTTGATCTGCAGTGTAACCTAAATTATTATAATAAGATGATAAGTATTGTCTTAGGGATCCAACATTTCTAGTTGCAGCTTCTTGCTCTTCCGTACTCAATGCAGCTAATGCTCCTAATGCAGAACCACCCGCAAACACTTTACCAAAATTTCCTAGAGCTGAACCACCTTGTGTAGGTAATAATGCTTCACCTAAAGCTGTTCCTTTTAATGAACTCATAATCCCTGATAAACCACCGGCATTATTAAACACTCCACCTAAAGTGCTAGCACCTCCTGGTATTAATGAAGGTGCAAAGTAAAGCATAGCAGCTTTACCTATAGGACTTTTAGCAACTTTTTTAACACCTTTAACTACACCAGATACAGCTTTTTTAATGCCTTTGAAGATACTTCCTAATCCGTATTGTTCTCTAGGTACTTGCATTCTTGATATTGTCATAATTTAAATATATTTGCATTGTTGAGCAGGCGCAGACGTCCTGAAAATACTATACTTTATTTGATTTTTTTATCTTCGTCAAGAGGTTTGGCATGTTTTGCAGGCCTATGACCTTGATATAAATCATCATAAAATCGACCACAATACTGAAACTCTCCAACATGTGTTATTACATCCATAACATAGATATGAACCTTACCACCCATATCACCCCATCTTTGACAAAAGCCAAAGTCTTCTCCAAAATAACGTTTTGTTTTAGGGTCATGAATAGTATCAAAAAGATTATACATATTATCTTTTTTCTCTTCTTTGCCATTAATGTAAGTAGGTTGAAATACTTCTAGCTCAGGGTAATGTCTAATCATACCTTCTAACACTTTTCTTTTAATTAACATACATCCTGTAGGAGCGTGTGTCACTTCTATAATACCTTTGTCAGCTATTATGTTCGCATTGTCTTTTACTTTAATTGGGTAAGTATAACCAGCCCTGACT